TCCTACGACTGCTGGTAAAGTCTCCTTCACTGGTTTGGGGTCTAATATGTCCTGTTTTATGTTTTGTGCTAAACCCAACACATCATTCAACGCATCATCTATTTTCACGACATTACACCCACTCAGAAGTTGTTTCATTAAATCCAAAATTATCATCACCCAAAGATGCATCTACGTTTGCTTCTACCGTATATCTTTGTAGTCTTTCGGGTGCTTGATCTTGGAGATTATCATATGTATCCACCTGCACTTTGGTGATTGGCTTCGCAGTTGTAACAGGTCCATACACATAAGATTTAGCAGTAAAATTTAAAGTATAAATTATTGCCCTACGTTCTGTAAAATCTCCCGCATAAGTATCTTCATAATTAATACTATTCAAAACTATAGGAACATCTCTAATCGTATCCATTTCAGGAACTTCTTTAATAGACACTGTATATTCTGGTTGAAAAAAAGGTAGTATCTGTTCTACAATCTGAATGCCATCATCACTATTTTTCGTCATAACAAATAATTCAAATCCCACATCATAAGGTACAGGGGAATATTGAACAGACATTTGTTTTAACTCTTTATCCGCTGTAGTGGATACAATTTTCTTTTTTAAAATTCTATTTAATTTTCTTTGCGGATCATAAGAAAATCCGTTTATTTCAAACCCTATCCTAGGAAGTGTCATAGCTATTGCTTGATTGTCATTAGGATCTTGTTCTAAACGAGTTATAAATTTTTGTTTAGGTCCATAAGCCAAAGGAACCTTTAGTGTTTGTACTTCCGTACCTGCACTATTTTTTCTTGTAATAGCTATATCATTAAATAATGATCCAAAAGCTATAATAGTTTTTCTTAAACTTTCGTTATAAAAATATTGTCCTAACATATTCCTACTCCATAATTACATACTATCTGTCGGATCCCCAAAGGGATTCGATTCAGTAAAATCTAGTATATTTGTTGCTTGAGTTTGTAAGTATTCATTATCTGACCCAGTATCTAATGTTTCGATGCGGAAATCTTCATTGATAATAAACCAGGCATAGTATGCATCCGAATCTTCAGTGAGCACGGCAGCGAATCCTGTCTCGTTTTCTCCGAGTAACATTTGACCAGCAGCAGGCGGTGTATTTGTAGAATCTTGAAGTTCAATAACACCACTTCCGGGCCAGGCACCACTATAAGTGCCTCGTTCGATAGCAATTTGTTGATTGAAGATAGTAGTCGGACCTTGTTCTCCCAAGAACTGCCAATCTAGTGCATCGGTAGAGTATTTCGTTTCGATGGCATCAATATCAGCAACACCCGTATCGAGGTCTTCCATTGAGTATTCGACAGTGCGAGCATAAAGCTTATACACCGGCAAATTGTCCACTTGGAAAAATGGATCATCTACATCTACAAAACTAATCTCAAACAAACGTCCCTGTGTAGGCATATAAATCCAATCGCCTTCATTAGGTTGTGTTGTACTAATAAGGTTAGCATCGTGAGATACTAAATCTAACCATCGTCGCCTAGAAAGGGTAAAGGTAGTTTCATCTCTAATTTCTAAACCAAAACGAGTAATAATTTCTTTCTCACCCGCATAACCTTCCACGGTATCCATATACATTTCAATAAGATACGCATCATCAAAACGAGAAAGAGGATCTTCTCCAAACAGCTCATCTTTACTTACCAAAGTTCTTGGTAAATAATAAACATCGTGGCCGAAGATTTGCAATGCTTCTATGATTAAATCTTCATAGAGGTATTGTTCACTTATAGTCCCTTTGGAAAAGAAATGATTAGTGGGCATAAAATTATCCGATACTGAACATTATGGGCTCTTCCCAAGTTGTCTTTGATTCATCTTCTAATTTATTAATTTCTTCTTGAGCTTGTCCAAAAATCTCAGCACCATTCATCGTAACACCACCTAACATAGTAACACCATTGAACTTGCTAAGATTTTGACCCCACTGCCGTTTAATAAGTGCAGTGCTGTATTTCTTTAACCAGAGGTCATCGTATATATCAGTCCATGTAGTAGGATCTAGTTTACGATAACATTCTATAATAATATATTCACCAACCTCAACATCATCTCCCCAATCCATATTAATATAAAGTCTGTTTTGATTTATATTAAATTGGATAGGTTTCTCACCTATAAGAATCATATCTAGTAAATCAAGTTGCCACATAGTCATTTGATAATGAATAATGGAAATATCTGAAAAATCATAGAGGTCATTCAATCGTAATTGATATCTAATATCAAACATATTAAGATTGCCACGGTCACTGAAAGGTAATACTCGTAATACACTTTGCACAGACTCCGGCATAGGTAAATAACCCTGACTTGTTTTCCAGGTAACTGTGTGTTGACTTGTAACAGTAGCGCCAGTAAGATGAGCTATAGTAGTCGCTGCTGTGGTTAAAACAGTAGTTCCCACTTTAGCTGTATACGCTATAGTCTCTGCTGCATTAACGCCATCAGCAGCGATTACAATTGTGCCAGCATTAGGAAAAGCCTCACCATCTGTTAGTGTTATACTGGTAACTCCGACAGCAATACCTCCATTTAATGTGGAAGTAACTAAATCACCATCTGTAACAGATTCTACAGTGTTTACATTTCCTCTATCAACATCGTCCTGAGTTATTAAATGTTTAAGATAAACACGTTGCATTCCATTATACTGAAATGTATAAAAGTATTGCATCGCTTCATCAATTCTATCGGACACTTGGTCATCATCGACATTAATATCAATAACCGGGTATCCTAATCTTCTTTTACACCAGGTTATTAGTGATGCTCTTGAATTTGGTATTGCCATATCTTTATCCTAATGCTATTGCCATTACTGCAGCTTTTGCTGTAACTTCTGCAGCTGTTTGTCCTTTAGTTGCCACCACCACAATCTGATTGCTGCTATCTCTTACATATAATTTTTGGTCAGCCGTATTAAGAGCCACTTCACCTACCGCTAGGTTATTAGTATCAGGAACCGCACCTGGGGACTCTGACCTTTTTACTTTAATTCTTGTGGCCATTTTTTCTTCCTATGATAAAGCTATAGACATCACTGTGGTGGTTGTTGTAACTTCATCGGCCGTTTGTCCTTTGTTAGCTAATTGTATAATTTGAGGTATAGGCATCATATCAGGTTGCCCCGCCGGAATATCGGTAGCTCTTACCCATAAAGTTTGGTCAATTGTGTTAATAGCCACTTCACCCACATCTAAATCACTAGAATCAGGAATAGAACCACCAGTTTCGGACCTTTTAAATTTAATTCTTGTAGCCATTAATATGTGCCGCCGTCTACACTACTAGACCAAGATACTGTATCGGTTCCAGAATTATAAGTAAGCACATCTCCATCCGTACTACCTGACAATGCACTAATGGTATCAGCAGTATTTGCAATCAAAACAGAACCTTTAGCAGCCGCAGTAATTCCAGTACCACCCAAAGCAACCGAAACAGTATCTAAAGTAATTGTTACATCCCCTGCTGTTCCTCCACCACTCAACCCTGTGCCTGCTGTAACACTCTTAATATCACCGGGCAAATTAGAAACTAAAACTTTCTTTGTACTGTTATCTGTTACATCCTGAATCACCACATAATCAGTTAAGGCTGCTGTAGTTCCTAGTGCAGTTAATTCTGAAACATCTAAATCTAACGTAACAGTACCTGTAGTACCACCACCAGATAAACCAATACCAGCAACAACACCATTAATATCCCCAACAGGAGTTGTACCTTCTGCTGCAACGAATTTACTAACCGAAGCATCCCACGCCAAGAATTGATGTGTAGCACTTATATTAGTAGCATCAACATCATCTAATCTTTTAAGCTGAACTTCACCAGAACCATACGACATTGGATCCTGACCCCAACCTACATTAGAACCCCAAGCAGCCCCACCAGACAAAACTTTTCTAAGTATAGAATTAACTTTAGTTTCAAACTCAGGACTTTCATAAGATACTGTTCCAGCACCTTCTACTTCTCCTGTTACTTCCTCACTAAGAGCTATTTTGTTAAGATATTCTACAGTATGGTCTACAGCATTACCTTGTAAGATTTTATATTCTTCTTCTGGTAAATCAAACTTATGACGCTCTAATAGATTAGCAACATCTGACACCATTTGTGCCATCTTGGTGCTCTTACTTCCAGCAAAAAGATTCATTTGCCAATTTGCATCACCCTGTGACACTGCTGGATTATAATTTTCTACCGCATAAGTTTTTCTTTCTGGTTCCCCACTATTCATTACATTAGAAGCATGACCAATCAGTGATTTTGATATTTCACTAATTTCATATTTCGGAGTAGCAATGGGAAGATTATAATATTTGCTTTCTATAGAAAGAGGTTCTACAGGCTCTTCTTCAATCACTTCGGGTGTAGATTTATTTTCATTAAATAAATCAA